CTGAACCGGCGGCGGTAACGGTCGACGATGATGACCAAGATGAAGACGAAGAATGAGGGACCATTGCGATGAGTCAAAAAGACAACCTACTGCGTATGTCCGACGGTATCCCGGCCACTATCGTGGCGGCGGCTGATGAGGGTGAAGGCCGGCGGTTTTCCATGTTGGCTTATACGGGCGGCGCCATGCGGGTGGCTGGCTGGTACAACCCGGTGGTGGTGGACCTGACCGGTATGAAGATCGGCAATAAGAGCCGGCCTATCTTTATTGGCCACAGCGGCGACGTGGATGATATCGTCGGCCAGACGGACAAGATTGCAATCACCGGCGATAACAAGCTGACCGCCGAGGGTGATATCATGGGCGATGATTCACCTCGCGTACAACGTCTACTGAAGCTCGCTGATCGTGGTTTCAAGTGGCAGGCTTCTATCGGGGCCCGTGCCGACAAAATCGAATTTGTGGAAGAGGGTTCCAGGGCCACAGCCAACGGCAGAGAGTTCAAGGGGCCCGTGATCATTGCCCGCAAGTCCACCCTCGGTGAGATCAGTTTTGTGCCGTTGGGTGCAGATAACAAGACCCGCGCATTGGTCGCGGAGGACAACCTACAGGAGACATTACAAATGGACGGACAGGACAACCAGACAGAGCAAGTAACAGGTACCGAGACCGGAACCCAGGGCGGCCAGGAGATGCAGGCCACCGCCCAGCGGGGGGCCTCGCCGCCACGGAGGCAAGACAATGGCAACCTGAATGCACCGGAAGCCATCATCGAGGCCCGGCGCACTCAGGCCCGGCTGCAAAAGATCGATGTGCTGGCGGCGCGAACGATCAAAGAGTATCCCGGTGTCGACCTGGACGCCTTGGAGAAGGTGGTGATTGAAGCCAAGCAGGACGGCTGGACGCTGGAGGCCACCGAGCTGGCGATGGTCAAATTGGGCCACCCGCGTATGGAGGAGCCGCGTAGCCCGCAGGGCTCCAGTGGGCTCAGCGGCTTCTATGGTCCCAAGTCGAACGAGGTCCTGGCGGCCGGTCTGCTCATGGCCTGCGGCGTTAAGGACGAAGTGATCGCCAAGGATCGCGATTTCGGTGATCAGGTCGCGGAAGAGGCGTGGAAGTTGCGCCACGGTGGGCTGCATCAGGTCTTCGCCGCCGCCCTCAACGGGGCCGGCATCAGCGCTCCCCATGGCGGTCAGGCGTTGTTCCATGCGGTGGTGGAGAATTTCCGCAACATTCGTGCCGGGTTCTCCACGGTGAATCTGCCGGGCATCCTGGGCACGGTGGGTAACAAGCTACTGCTCAACAGCTTCACCGCAGTCGACGCCACGTACGAGCGCATCGCGCAGCAGGTGGATTTCAACAATTTCCTGACGCACACGATCTACCGACTGGACCACACGGGCGAGTTCGCGCTGGTGGGCTCGACCGGGGAACTCAAGCACGGGAAACTGTCCGAGTCCAGCTATACGAACAAGCTGGACACGCGGGGCCAGATGCTCACGCTGAGTCGCCAGGCGATCATCAACGATGACCTCAACGCCCTGGTGCAGATGTACTCCATGCTGGGCCGCAAGGCGCGTATCGCGGTGGAAAAGGCGCTCTATACGGAGCTGCTGGAATCGTCGGACGTGTTCTTCACGTCCGGTCGGGGCAACTTGCTTGCCTCGAATGCGCTCTCTGTCGAAGCCCTGGGCTACGCCGAGGCCGCGATGCTGGGCATGGTGGATGCGGACGGCGATCCGATCTACGCAGCGCCGAGCATTCTGCTGGTACCGCCGGCCAGGAAGTTCCTCGCCGATCAGCTCTACACGTCGGCTCGCGTCAACCAGGATCCCGCCAGTAATACGGCCCAGGGCGAGGACAATCCGTTCCAAGGCCGCTTCAAGGTGGAATCGAGCCCCTACATGGCCCTCGCCAGCATGGCGGGGTATTCGGCGACGACGTGGTATATGCTGGCCGATCCGGCCAGTCTGCCGGCGTTCCAGGTGGCGTATCTGCAGGGCCGCCGCGCCCCCACCATCGAGACGGCCGATACGGAGTTCAGCACGCTCGGTATCCAGATGCGCTGCTTCTTCGATTTCGGCGTATCTGAGATCGATTATCGAGGCTGCGTCAAGAACGAGGCCTAAGGCATTTGTTGAGCAGGATCAGGTGTCCGACCTGGCGCAGCAGCCGGGTCGGGCCTGACCTTCTCACTCAGGATAGAAACAGAATACCTTTTAGTCAGGAGATAGACAGATGACGGCACATGCGACTTTTATCGCGCAAGGCGAGTCGATGGATTACACGCCCAGCGGCGCTGACGTGACCGCCGGGCAGGTGGTGGTGACCAGTAATGTGGTCGGGATTGCCAAGGAGGGCATCGTGGATGGTGTGCTGGGTGCACTGGCACTGAGCGGTATTTTCGATGTGGTCCACGCCGCTGACGAAATTTCCGCCGGGGCGGCGGTCTACTGGGACGAAGATGGCAACCCCTATGGCGGCACGGCCGGCACGGGTGCGGCGACGGCCACCTCCACCAACAACACCTTCATGGGCTGGGCCTTGGCGGCGGCTACGGCCACCGACGGCACGGTGCGCGTCAAGATGTTTGGCAGTCCCAGCGTGACGGTGAACCAGTACGGCCCGCTCAACAACGCTATTGCCGATCCGGGTGACGCTGCGGCGATCCCGGTCACGGCGAGCGGATGCGTTGACCTGGTGACAGAGGGCGCTGAGACCCGCACCCTGGCGGCGCCCACCATCGCCGGGCAGTTGTTGTTGCTCTCACTCAAGACCGATGGCGGCGACTGTGTGATTACCTGCGCCACGACCGTCAACCAGACGGGCAACAACACGATCACGTTTGACGATGCAGGCGATGCGGTGCTGCTGATCGCCAAACGCAACGGTACCGATCTGCGTTGGTCCGTGGTGGTCAACGATGGTGCGACACTGTCGACGGTCTAAGTAGTCCAACCCTAACCTCCCCTGAGGGTTTCTGAAAGAAAGCGTATATGACTGACTTGCTGAAGACTGGCTCGGATTGGCTCTGCGACACACAGCATCATCATGCCTCGCAACAGGTGACTTACACCCGCAAGGGTGGCACGCAGCAGGTCGTCATATACGCTACCCTCGGTCGGACGGAGTATGAGGTCAATGATGACTACACGGGTGCGGTCAGTGCGGAGTCGGTTGATTTCCTGGTTCGCAATGAGGACCTGCCGTGGACGCCGGAGGAAGGCGATCAATTCCAATTGGCGCACGACGACGGCACCACATGCATGTATGAGGTGATGAGCATTCCCGGTGAGGGCCACTATCGTTACTGTGATCCGTATCATAAGCGGCTGCGCATTCACACCAAGAGGACGGCGACAGCATAATGTGTGCGACGAGTGAACAATACGAGAAGATCTGCAAGGGTGAGTTCGAAAAGGTTCATCGTACGTTGGACCGAATGGACGTATCCATTCGTGGCAATGGCAAGATCGGGCTCACGGGCAGAATAGACCGCTTGGAGCGGGCCGAGGCGCGACGAAATCAAATGTACTGGCTGATGATGGGGGCACTCATTGTGACGGGCCTGAGTCTGGTGATCCGTGTAGGATTTACGATCTGGGAGATAATCCGTGCCAACCACAATTGATATCGCTGACGCAGTGGTATTCGAACTGAATCAGTCGGGATTGACGCCCGCCTTCACCGCCGAGCGCATGATGCTGCCCAAGCACACCAACGAGGCGCTGAGCGAACTGAAAGTGACGGTGGTCCCGAAAGCGGCGGAGATGAGCCGTCTGAATCGCAGCCAGGTAGGCGTCGAGGTCGAGATCGACGTGGGCGTTCAGCAGCGTCTATCCGACATCGATGCCGAGGGGACAGAACTGATCGAGCTGGTGGAAAACCTCATCGATTACATGGCCACACGATCTTTGTCGCAGGTGTCGGGCGTGCAGTGGATGCGGACGCGGAATGACCCGGTCTATGCCCTGGACCATTTGACGAAGAATCGCTTGTTCACCAGCGTGATCACTCTAACGTACATGCTGGCGAGGTAGTCTGATGATCCACATGAAGCTCAATCAGATGAAGAGCACGTTTTTCGACCAGCCAAAGGTCATGAACGCCGTGGATAAGGGTACGCGGCGGGTGTTCTCGCGTTTTGGTGCTTTTGTGCGGACGGAAGCGCGGCACAGCATCCGTAAACGAAAACGAGCCTCGAAACCGGGCCAGCCGCCCAGCTCGCACACGGGTTTGTTGCGGCGGTTCATCTTCTTTGGTTACGAACGATTGGCTCGCACGGTGGTGATCGGGCCGGTCAAGCTCAATGCCAAGGACGGTGGGGTGCCACAGATTCTGGAAGAGGGTGGCACCACACAACTGTCGTTTGGGTCGGCGACCAAACAGCGACGAATCAGAGTCAAGCCGCGACCGTATATGGGGCCGGCATTCGAAAAAGTAGAACCACGCCTGCCTGAGATGTGGCGCAACAGCGTCACGTAGGCATATAACAGGAGATAAGCGATGGAATTTCAACTGGGCATGAACGCCAAGGCGTATTACGGGGCGGCGGACACCCCGCTGGTCAACTTGCTCGAATTGACCAATGTCAAGGACGTCAACCTCTCCCTGGATGCGGGTGAGGCGGATGTGACCACGCGAGCAAACTCTGGCTGGCGGGCGACGGCGGCGACGCTGAAGGA